ACCCGAGAAAGTAAACTACTTAAAATTTTGTAACCCGTTGATAGCCAACGGGCGCGCTAAACTAACTCAGTCGAGGCCCTTTTTACCGGCCTGCTTCTTCATCGCCTTTGCCTTCTTGTTCAATCGCGCAACGACTTCTTCTGCAGTCATCCAGATGTCTTTATTGTCGAGGATTGCGCGAACTTCTTCCTTCGTCAAAAAGTTGTCGTAGATCTCGGTCAGCAGCTTTTCTGACCAGCCGCGTTCGTGCTTGATCTGATCGATCATCTCGCCGCCCTTGCCGATTGTTCCTCCACTGTAGTTATGGAACATAAACATGGAATGCGGAGAAATCTCGTAGGTATCCGACATCAGAAAGATGATCGTCGCAGCGCTCATACAGGCGCCTTCAACTGATGCGATCACTGGCGCTTTGCACTCTTTGAGGACGCGCATAAACTGAATCGCTGTCCAAAGGCTGCCGCCTTCTGAGTTGATGCCGAATCTGATTAAACCATTCGGTGTACTTGCTGGCATCTTCAATCTCGCCAACGAGATAGTACTCGTGCAGATGAGCAATCTCTTTTCCAGTAAAGGCATTCTGCGCCTTCTTTTCCTGGTTCAGCATCTCAAGTAACGGATTTGATGACGAATGATTTTGATTCATTAGAGTATGTATATCACTTACTGGTAAGTCCGAATAGCTTTCTTTTGCGATGTTCCTCGATAGTTTCTAGCAAAGGCTTTATCCAATTGTCTCGGTGTTCCTTGAATACCTGCGGAGGTGCGAAGTCAACTGCCATTACTGTTACAAGGTTGACGATCGGAATTCCGGTACGCTCCTCGAACATAATTGCGTAAGCAGTTTCCTGCATGAAGTAGTTATGGATGTCATCTGCTGTCTTAATTCGAGAGGACGTTTTGATGTCCACAATAGACAGCACACCATCGAACTTAGCTACAATGTCGCATCGGCCTGCGACTCGCAGATGATCTGAGTATAGCTGAGCTTCTTGAATGTAAATGTCGTTCAGACGTTCTGCCAGAATTGGCTGAATTGACCTGAAAGCAGCTGATGCATTTGGCATAGCCTTTTCTAGATTGATCTCTTTATTGTTGAGATAATCTTCGACTAGCGTGTGGACAGAGGTTCCGCGAGAAGCAGCAACACGAGATACTCGATCTGCTTCTTTCTTTCCCACGCGCTGGCGCCACTCGCGAATGTCATTCTCAGACAGAATGCCAAGCACCGAAGTGATCGACGGATACTTATTGCCCGAAGGCGTGAGATAGGTTCTACCTGTCGGTGCAGTTTCACAGATTAATCCTTCGTATCCAAGATCGACTGTAGCGTGGTTAAATTTCATCTAGAACGATCATCTTCCGGCCAGTCAAATTCATCCTCTTCATCTATGAAGTGATGCGGCCGAACGAGATGTTGGTCTTCGTATTCATCCTGAACTTGTGGCCGCTTGCTCTTCTTATTCTTACGAGCCTTGCGGTCAAACTCATCTACATCTGAATAGTGGTCCTTACCTCTTTTCATTGGTCTTAGTTTTCTGTACGATTTCCTTTGTCATTATGTAGTCACGCACTAGGCCAGAACGAACGATGTCCTGCCAGCCAAACTCAATGCAATAGAAATATTTCATCTGTTCGATGATCTCCATGAACTCAAGAATACCAGACTTATCGTTCTTGCGCTCAAGGTCAGTCTGATAGTAGTCGCCGCACATAATCAGGCGGCAGTTCTCGCCTAGACGAGTGATGATCGAGTCAAGCTCATGGAACGTCAGATTCTGCATCTCATCGATGATGACAATCGAGTCGCGCAGTGTGATGCCGCGAACGAATGAAGTCGTCAGAAACTCAACTTGCTTCTTCGCAACAAGCTTGTTCCATGCCATCGAATCGCCGAACAACTCAGCGCAGATAGCAATGTACGGGTAAAGATACGTTGATTCCTTTTCTGCGCGATCACCCGGAAGAAAACCGATGTCACGGGTAGGAACAATCGAGCGGACAATGATGATCTTCTCGGCCTTTGACTTGCCGGACATGATGTCCTGAAAAGCTAGGTACATCGCAAGGAATGTCTTGCCAGTACCAGCACAGCCAGAAAGACACAAATGATTGTTCTTCTCGTATGCCTTGAAGACCTTTTCTTGTGACTTGGTGAGAGGCTCGATTACTTTGAGCGTGTCAAATTTAGGCAAAGCAACTTGAGGTTGCGGTGCTTTTTGCTTTTTAGATTTAGCCATTAGCGAGTACGAATAGTGTTGCTACGCCCTGACCCCTTCTTTACTTTATTTAAAACGTCATTCCATCCACTACCTGCGCGGGTCAAATTTGATTTCACGCCTAAGTAAGATAATTTAACTGCAGATACACCGCGCGTGCTTTTCTTCTTACCACAAGACGGACATTCTACAGATTTGTCTCTATCATCCAGAGGCACGTTCTTCTCGAACTCGTGACCGCAAGCATTGCAAGTAAAATCGTAGTTAGGCATGAGATTATGTATTCACGCTACTGTGAACCAGTCTGGCTTGTTGCGCTTCGACCACTTCATAGTAAATCGACCTTGCTTGGTCTGATAGAATGCGCGGTATGAAGCAATCGGATCGTCTGGATTCATACACTGCGGCTGAGACTTCATCGCAAGACGAAACTGTGTCTGCGGAATGTCTGGAATATTCTGCGGCGCGGCATCAAGGATGAAACGCAGCTTAGCATCTGTCATATGCTTTTTGCCGTAGCGATAAGTGTACTCATCGCACAGAGCACAGAAATGCTCGTAATGCCAGATGTAGTTGGCCATCGATTCAATCGTCCACAACGTGCATGGATGATTTTGGTGACAGACGCGGTAGAGCGTAGAATCAAGTTGCTTGTCGGCAAGTTGCCATACTTTCGACTTGCGGATCTTGCCGGTTTTGGCGCTGAGTTTGTCTACAAGAGACATCTTACCATCAAGCAGACGGTGCGCGGTAGAAAGCATTTGCGCGGACTCGACAATCATCTTCACCACGTGCTTGTCACACTGATACTGTGCAGCAAGCACGGGCGAAGAATCTAACACAAAGATATTCATAACAAAGTAACAATCAATATATCTCGCCTATGCGAGAATGTAAATCACAAAGCTTAAGCCGCAGATTCCAAAACCTGCGGAACATTCATTTGAGTTTGCATTGACTGGATATAAGACTCAAGATACTGTTGCTTCTTCTGAATTGCTTTCACTCGTTTGTCGTTTCCTTCTTTTTGAAGTCGCTGAATGAAGTAATCAAGTTCAAGGTAATCTTGCTTTAGTCTTTCCAGTTGGTTTGTAATCATTAGTTCGCGGGTGTATGTTTATGCCGAACCATGATGTAATGAGCACACTGTGCCCTCAAGATACAATTAGCTTAGGCCATGTAGCCTTCACCAAATCCTTTGTAAGTGCCGGATATTCTTCCTGCAACTTTTTATCTTTCATCGCAATGACGATCTTCGCGTCGCGCGGATGGATACCTTCAAGCATCTGGAGAAAAATCGTCTCGCGCTTTGCCTGCTTAAGTGGTGCACCTTTTCCAGAAGTAGTAAAATACACAAAGTCACGAGTGGCTCGCATGAGTGATGTTGGCGACAAACCTTCTTTCGAAAGGCTATCCTTGTAATCTGGCGCACCTTCAGGAAGAGAAAGCTTAATGCTATCGTCAAATGCCGCCTTTAAAACGTCGCGGATCGCGAGGCAGTTGTTGTCCTGCAGAATCTTGATGCGCTCTTCGTCAGTGGAAGCAGCTTGCACTAGATCGAAGATTTCGTAGACCTCTTGTGGCTTTCTTTTAATCATACTGTAGAAGAATTAAATTCCGCGGCGCACTCGATAAGCTGAGTGCAACGTTTACCAATCAGATAGTTTAGTGTATTTGAAGCAGGTTTCACTGATTCAAAGGTATTTATGATCTCTGTCTTCTTGGCATCAGGAATAGCTGACAAATCGATCAGTGACTTATTGCGCTGATAGTTACGATAGGTCTCCTGATCCATCACAGTCTGAAGATTAGAGATATTTGCGACCCATTGCTCGATCTTCTTAGCGGAAACTGGCTTCTGACGAATGTTGTCCACGAAGGTATTATCGGGCGAAAGCACGTTCGGGACACCGTCGCCAGAATCGCCACGGAAGATATGCTCGTAGAGATATGCAACCGGATCGCCTTCTTTGACGAGTGCTTTAGTCATCGGGCTGAACTGCTTGACGTTCTTGTACTGATGTAGCTGCACGAAGTCCTTGTCGGCAGATACGATCATCACGGGCTCGCCGCGACCGAATTCCTGAGTCTGGTGCACAAGAGTAGCAATGACATCATCGGCCTCGACACCTTGCAGATGCACGACCTTGAACGGCAGATTTTCTTTGATCTCATCGCGCACCACGCCGAGGATACGGAAGAACTCGGTCCAGTCAATCGATGATTCCTCACGATTCTTCTTGCGATGCGCCTTGTACTGTGGAAACAACTGACGCCGCCAAGTATTGCCGCCATCGCAGGCTAGAACCATCTGGCCGTATTCCTTGCGGTACTTCACGTTATACATCCGCAGTGAGTTCAGAATCATATGCCGAACTAACTGCTCGTTGACTTGCGCCTTCATGGCGAAGAGGTTGGCGATTGCCACACCGGAATAATCTACAATAATCATACTGACAATATCCTATACCAAGCACTCAGGCTTGTAAACATCAAAATTGCAATCTGCCTAGATGCTTGCGAGTGATCTTGCAAGTTAGCCAATCGTTGTAGTAGTTCTTGTCTAAGATAGCCTTGCGTGTGAACTGCTCGTATGCTTCCCAGTAACTGCACTCTGACTTCGAGATACAAAGATACAGAATCTCTCGCTTGAAGTTAGCCTCGCCCAGATCCTTGACATCTTGCTGAATTGCAGCATTCGAGCCGTAATAACTACGCCAATCAGACTCAACCTTTAGCTTTTTCTTTTTACCTTTTACCTGCTTGCTCTTCGAGCTAAAGAACAGTTTCTTGCCAACGTACATTCGGCCAGAAACTAAATTGGTAATCAGATAAACGAACCCAATATCTTTCTTGGGATCGAGCTGTCCGTCAGAAGGATCAAAAACTTCATTGCGATAGTACCACATAGTTAGTGGTATCTATCGGAGTTTTATTCGTCTTCGTCTGTATCTTCCTCTGACTCGTGGCAGCCGCAGAATGGACAAAACTCAGGATACAGCTCACTATCCTCGTCGAACTCGTCCTGATCTTCATCCATGTCTGGATCTAGTTCTGGCATGATCTGCTCGAATCGAAGCGAGTACATCATGCCACAGCAAGGGCATTCTTTTTCTATCTTCATGCTTCGCAGGATGCGCAGTGTAGCAGATTTCTGCCAAGTTCCTGCGCTGGGTTTGTTCCTCGCTGATAGTATAGGCTCTTAACTCCTTGCTCCCATGCAAAGATCATGAGCTGATTGACATCCTTTGGCGAGGTCTTGGGATGTACCATTAGATTGATTGACTGAGATTGATCGATATACTTTTGGCGAGCAGCAGCCTGAATGATGATTTCTTTCTGGCTGATTTCGCCAAATGTCTTAAATACTTCCTTCTCGTTTTCTGATAAGAAGTCGAGATGCTGAACAGATCCTCCCTTGATAAGGATTGTCTGCCAGATTGCTCTATCATTCTTGCCATGCTTTTCCAGCACCGCCTCGAGATAAGGATTCTTATAAGTGAACTTACCCTTTGATAAGTCCTTCACGAAGTAGTTAGAATTTAGCGGTTCGATGGATGGCGATACCTGGCCAAGAATGAAGCTTGAGGACGTCGTGGGTGCGATAGCCAATGTAGTGACATTACGTAGACCATATCCACGCAGCAACTCAGGCTCGCCGTATTCCTTAGCCATCTCGCGAGACGCAGCTTGAGTCTTGTCACGCAGCAGCTTGTGAATTTGCACGTTGAGTAACTTTGCCTCGAATGACTCAAATGGAATCATCTTTGACTGTAGGAACGAATGCCATCCTAGCACACCGATGCCTAGAGCACGCTGCGATACTGCAAACTTATACGGAGCTTGCATAAACGGCAGACCTGCAACCTTGCGAATGAACTCAGTCATTACCGCATCAAGGAACCATGTCAGTGTTTCGGCAGCATCAGTATCTTTCCATTCATCGTAATGCAGCAAGTTCATGCTGCTCAGATTGCAGACGAACGATTCTTCCTCGTTTGAGGAAAGCGCGATCTCGGAGCAAAGGTTGCTGGCCACAATCTTCTTGCCTTTGTCCTTGTAAACCTGCGGAGCATTGTTGTTCACGTTGTCGGTGAACATAACATAAGGGTAGCCAGATTCAAAGCGCTTCTGAATGATCTTACCCCAGATCTTGCGCTTGTTCTCATCTCCGCCGATCATCGACTTCATCCACTCATCTGTTACGGTAACACCGATAGACAAGTTCTGAATTGCATGACCCTCGCTGCGAATTTGTAAAAACTCAAGGATATCCGGATGCTCGATTGGCAGATATGCGGCAAAAGATCCACGACGAACATTTGACTGAGAAACTACATTCGTAGTAGTTTCATACATTTCCATGAAGTGTACTGGACCAGAGGACTTACCGCCTGTAGTAATCTCGCTGCCGCGAGGCCGAAGAGCGCCAAAGTACGCAGATGTTCCTCCGCCCATCTTTGTCATCATTCCTACCTCTGCTGTCTTCTCAAGAATACACTCAAGCTTGTCGCAGATATAAGAGCCAAAGCACGAGATAGGTAGGCCGCGCTGAATACCGAAATTAGCCCAGATTGGACTCGATAATGAATACCAACCACGAGACATATAGTCCTCGAACTTATTTGCAAACCCAGGAACTCGCAGAATCTCCTCTGCTGCCTCTGCAATTTGCCGAATACGCTGCTCAGGTGTCTGACCAGGAGCTAGGTATCCGCGTTCTAAAAAGAGGCGCGAGTCCTCGTTGAGCCAATAATAGCGGTCGTTCATTTAAAAAAGATCTGCAGATTGAAATGATTGCGCCTTCTTAGAATATTCTACAGGACGCTTAAAGAAGAAGTCGGTAGCAGTATTGCCCAGAACATCTTCATCGAACCATGTGGTCTTATCAAGGAGTTTTTGATCTAGATTCTCGAATACTGGCTTGATACCGATCTGCACAAGTGAGTCATTCAGACGATTCTTAATAAATTCCTTTAGAATATCAGCATTTAGGCCATCGCCCTTATATCCGTTCACCGCCCAGTCAATGATCTTGGCCTCTGCCTTATAAGCTTCCTCACACTCATGGCGGATCCGCTCTGTCAGTTCTTCATCGAACAACTCAGGATGCTCATCGCGGATCGTGTTGACAAGCTTGATGCCGACAAGAGCATGAATTAGTTCTTCCTTTGAGGTATACGCAACTTGTTGCGCGGTATCCTTCAGAACGTTCCGATAGCGATTGAACCAGTTGATGGTGTAGAACTGGCTGAAGAGTGATACATTCTCGACGTACAAAGTAAATAGAATCAGCGAGTAAACATACTGCTTACGCGCATCCTTGTAGTGCTTCTTGAGATACTTGCGTAGATACTGGACGCGGCCCTGAATGATGTCAAGCTTGAGGTTTTCCTCGAAGATGTGCTCCATCTCAAGCACTCTAAGCAGACGCTCATATGCATTATTATGGATAACTTCTACATTAGCCATAACATAACCCAGATCAGTAATGCTGGGATGTGGAAGATTCTCGCCGACCTTCGCCCAGAATGACTTCACAGCTACTTCAATCTGACCGATTGCAGATAAGCAGCGCGAGATCATCTCACGTTCCTGTGGAGTCAGTTCGGTCTTGAAATCCTGAACATCGCTCTGAAAATTAAACTCCTTATCGGTCCAGAAGCCATTATGCATGGCGGTGATGAACTCTTCAGTCCATGGATAATGATCGGGTTTCCGCGATATTTGCTCTTCAAAAATCATAGTGGTAGGTCTTGTAGTGACAGGTAAATACTGTATCCTATTCAATCATTTTTGTAAACCGCAAAACTACTGCGGTCTCAAAAATACAGTGAGATATCTATACTCCAGCCTTTTTTGGCTGGCAGTAGATTATTCGCCGTTGCGGGCGCGTCTACGAATAGCGCGTAGTGCTCCAGTGCTGCTATCTCGAATTACTATGAGATGATCTTTGCCGCGATTCTTATAAGCGTAGTCGTAGATTGCTTTATGATTCTCATTGTTGAGATCAAGAAAACGCGACCAACGCTCAAACTTCATCTTGCCCTTCTCAAACTTTCGAAACGTTTCAGCTTCCAGATCAAACTGACGATACTTACGCTTGATAACTGGTCCGGGTACCATTGATGGCGGCATAGCCATATCTGGTGAATCACCAGTGACATTT